CCATATGAAAATGGTACAAAGGACACTGGTATACTTGCTCAAGAAATTGAGGCACTTGGATTGCCTGGTGTTACAATTACAAGAGGTAATGGTGTGAAGGCAGTTCGTTATGATAGATTAATTCCTGTTCTGATTGAGGCAGTTAAGGAATTAACTTCTAAAGTAAACTCTCTTGAAAACAAATAAATAACTAAAAAAGTAATGGCAAATTATACCAAATCATTTAATTTTAGAAACGGTGTTCAGGTCGATGATAGTAATTTTATTGTCAACTCTGTTGGACTGGTTGGAATTGGAACTACAATACCAGAAAAACGTTTAGATGTTCGTGGTAGTGCAAGCATAACAGGGATAACAAATTTATCTGGAGCAATTATAAGTGGAGTAGTAACATCTGGTAATATAAAAATTGACTCAGTTTCAGGAATTGTTACTGCTACAAAATTTGTTGGTGATGCATCAGGTCTTACAAATATAGTTGCGATTTCAACAGAAGGATTTATCGCAAATGCTGGTGGACTGTCTACTACTACCAATATTGGTATTGGTAGTGAAATACCAACAACTCAATTAGATGTTCTTGGAGATTCTATATTTACAGGCATTACTAGTTTTATTGGTCTTACGACAACAACTGATTTGATAGCACATAAATTAGATGTAATTGGTGTTTCAACATTTGGAAATGCTGTAGATATTAATTCTAGTGTAGATGTAAGTAATAATTTAGTTGTACAAGGAAGTAGCACATTAGGAAATTCATCTAGTGATGAACTTATTGTAACTGCTGGAGTGTCAACATTTACTGGTAATATAGATTTAAATGGCAATATTGACGTATCAGGTATCTCAACATTCGGTTCTGCTGTTGATATAAATGCTAATTTAGATGTAGATGGACGAACTGAATTAGATGTAACCAATATTAGTGAAACTCTTAATGTCACGGGTGTCTCAACGTTCGGTGGTAATGTAACCGTAGGAACTAGTGCGACAGTTGGAATTGGAAGCACTGTGTATTTTGACGATAATATACACGCAGTCTTTGGTAGTGACTCTTCAAAACCAGGTGGAGGAGACTTACACATATATCATGATACTGACAACGGACACAGTTATATTGCTGATAAAGGCACTGGTAATTTAGTGTTACAATCTGATAACAAAATTGAAATGATAACATTTAATCAACCACTTGGTGGTGGTTCAGAAAAAATGTTAGAGGCTTTCAAAAATGATACAGTAAAATTATATTTTGATGGTAATACAAAATTAGCAACAATCGGAGCAGGTGTATCCGTTTATGGACAATTAAATGTTGCGAGTTTAAATGGTGGTGCGTCTGGTTTATCATCACACTTTGGATCATTGAGATATGGTAACGAGAGTGGTTCCGCACCATATAGCACAAGAAGGTCACTAGATTTAATTAATACTGATAGTGGAAATATTAACTACTATCTTAACGCAAACGATTTATCAAATACAGGCAATTTCCATTGGCATAAAGGTTTTAATAATGCTCAGTTGATGACCTTAACTGGAATTGGTGGAAGTTTAGGTATTGGTATAACATTGCCAACACATAAACTCCACGTACAGGGTGATGCTAAAATATCAGCTGGTGCAACTTTTGGTGGAGATATATTTATTGCTGGTGATGTATCACTAACAGGATCAATTGAAGGAAATGTCACTGGAAATCTAACAGGTAATCTTACAGGTAATGTAAACGCAGCATCAGGAATATCTACATTCACCAATGTTTCTGCTGGAATTGTAACTGTAACTTCAATAAAAACAGATAAAGTAGGTGTCAACGTAAATGCTGGTTCTAACCCAGTTGAAATAAATTCAGGTAACAATAGAGTTTTTGTGTCTGCTACTGGTAATTTAGGAATCAGAACAGATGATACATTTGGAAATTCTTTATTTAATACTGGTGCAACAGTCTCATCTATAGTTGGTGTAGGGACAACATTAGCCAAATCAGCAGTTGATTTTGCTGATGCTGGAAAAGATATTACAGGAGCATTTGCAAACAAAATGTTCATGCTGCCACCAAAAATTACCACTACCCAAAGAGGTGATCTTACTGGTGTAACCGATGGTGCTTTAATATACAATACAGATGGAAATCAGTTACAAGTTTATATCAGTGGGGGATGGGTCGGAATTGGAACTACTACAAAGGTTGACTCATAATGACATTACCAACTAGTGGAAATTCAATATCTTTTAATCAAATTCGAGCAGAATTTGGTGATAGAGGTGATAGTCGTTTAGGAAAATATCGTAGAGATGATCCTGATTTTGAAAATGCCTCACCATCTGGAAGCACATTAACAAATCTACCATTAGACACTGGTATACCAACATCTGGTGAGATTAAGTTTAGTGATTTTCTTGGTAAAAAATTAAATATGGTAGTTGATTATTATACCCTTCCAGAAGGTCAAACAGATACAAGTAAAGAAGTAGAAGGTGATAATCAAATGGCTGCGACTTGGAGATATAATAATGTATCGGCAAAAGTGACGGTTGTTGGTGGATTTAGAGAGAGACCTATTGGTTCACTTGATGGTAATTACAATCTAACTGCAGAAAATTGGCAAGGCGGTAAAAAAGTATTCGTAAACGTGAATCAAACTGTTGGTGGTAAAAAAGATGGAGATGTGACTGATGTTGCACTCAGAACTGGAGTTTGGCCAAGTGGGACAGAATTACAAGTAGATATAGGAGCATCAGGGTATCTGACAGGTGCAGGTGGTAATGGTGGTAGAGCAAATCAAGGTAATTCTAATGATGCCGATGATGGAATAAATGGTACGAGTGCATTAGGAGTTGAATATGCTGCAACTATTAATAATAATGGTGTAATAAGATGTGGATATGGTGGTGGAGGAGGTGGCAGTGGAGGATCAAACGACCCATCAGACAAGAGCACCACTGACTTCGGAAGATCTGGTGGTGGAGGTGGTGGTGGAGCTGGTCTCCCTGCTGGCACTGGTGGTGGAGGTGGTACTGGTGGTTTCAATGGTTCTGGTTTGATAGATGGAGAAGCAGGTGATGATGGTTCATTATCTGCTGGTGGTGATGGTGGTGAAGCTGGTGCAGAAGGAGGTGCAACTGGTGGTAAAGGTGGTGATGGTGGTGATTTTATTGCTGCTGCAGAAGATGGAGTACAGGGAACTAGAGCAGATGACAGAGCATATAGAAGCACTCCTGGTGAACGTGGTCTTAAAGGGTCTGATGGAAAAGCTATATATTTTAGCAGTGAATCTATTGCAAACAATAGCACTATCACAGGAAATACTGTTGGTGGTAGAAATGGAGGTACTGCAAACGGTTCGTTTAATTAATTATTATGCTCACTGATTTTATTTCAATTTATGAAAACGTTTTATCACCTGAATATTGTAAGAACTGGATAGAATATATTGATTACTTAAGACGGGAAGGATTAGTTATACGAGAAAATGATAAACTACATGAACGAGATCATGAAACTTTAAACTTTTCAAATGATGATAATTTTGATTTAAATTCATCTGATAAATTAGTAAGGAATTTTTTACCTTCTATAAAACAGTGTGTAGATAATTATTTACAAGATTATAGTGTATTAGGTAAATCAAAATTTTTATTATATGATGTAAAGGCAAAAAGAATACCAATTTGTGGTGGTTTTCATGCTTGGCATTATGAAAATGCTGTATTTAATACGGCAACCAGAAGATTTGTAGTTCAAGCATATCTCAATACAATTAAAGAGGGTGGTGAAACTGAGTTTTTATATCAAAATAAAAGAATAAAAGCTGTTGAAGGAACAGTAGTTATTTGGCCAGCAGGGTTTACACACGTCCATCGAGGTAATCCACCAATAGGACAAGACAAATATATACTTACAACTTGGGGAATGTTGCAGCAATGAAGATGATATTTAAAATAGAGGAGTATTTACCTGAGACAAAACAGGTTGTGATAAGATATTGTAGACAAAATGCACCAAAATCAATATCTGATTACCCCGCAAAAACAACTACGACTGATAGATTTGATACTTCTTTTGATAATCAAAATTTAATTGAATCAATTGGACAGCATGGATATCAAAAAATATTGAGACAAGAAAAAAAAGAAGATATTTTACCAGTAAATTTACCCCACGAGATTCCAAATAGTGTGAATTTGGAGGATTATGTTGGAAAAATTATATCTGTAGATAGTGACAGTTGTACGAGAAAAATATCATCCCGAAAATTAAAAAAAATTGAAATTGAATGAATACTTTTAATCGAACATATCGAACTCCAAAATTCTTCTTGTGTACTCATCATGCAGAGGAAGAATTTGTTGGTTTTGAGGATTCTTCTGAAAGGCATGCACATTTTTTGTTTTGTGTATATGGTATTTTTAAAATTTTTGTACTAGATTTTGATTCTAATAAATCTGAAATGATTGAATTAAACTCATCACATCATAAAAAGTTATATGATATAACAAAATATTTAAGTTATCCTATTGGTGTGAAAATGAATGAAAATACTAGAACTATCTCATTTAATCCTTGGAGAAAGAACGAGAAGTGGAACGGAAGATTGGTAGAAACTGGTGTAGTTAAATCAAATCAAAATTATTCTTGTTTAATATGCTATCAAGGGAGTGTGAAAATAAATAATCAAACATTAGATGAAATGACATATTGTGACTTGAAAAAAGATAAAGAATATAATATAATAGTTGATGATAACAGTTATCTTGCATTTTTTGAACATGAAGAATAAAGAGGATCAAGAGTTAAAAAGATATTTAAATGATTACATTGATTCTGATGGTGTAAGAGATGCAAAAAATGTTGATTTAAAAAATTATGACCACGGAATATATGATCTTGAGGGATTTAATTCATATTTACATCGTAGAGATGGACAATTTCAAGTGCAAATATTCCAATTTCAATCTGATAAATCAGAAATGTTTGTTGTTCCAGAACACACACATCCAAACATAAATTCATACGAGATATTACTATCAGGTAGAAGAAATATGTTTTTTAGTCACTCTGGGAAATGGGTGTATCCAAAGCATCCCGATATTTATTACTATAAAAAATATAGATGTATAAGAGTTAATAATAATGATTTGCATGGTGCTGTTGTGAAACCAGAAAGAGAGGGTAAGTTTATATCAGTTCAACATTGGTTAAATGGTGTGAAACCATCTTGTGTTGGGTTGGATTATCAAGGATATGGTGTATCAAAGAAACAATCAGAGGTGGATGGAGTTCTATATGATGATAATTGTCCTCGAAATGAGAATGATATTCCCCAACGTGATTGGAAGATGGCAGCGAGTCTTGAAACTCGAAATCCATTTTCTTAAGATTTAAAATTATATACATACCTTTGTATGGTTTGTTCGGGAGATGCTATAAATTTTTAGAAGAGATCAGTTGGGAAACTGTCACAACCCTCTACACAGAGGGTTTTTTTGTGCTATGATATGTACATATCAATGAGTTTTACATGCAACTAAGACCACATCAAGAGCAAGCAGTTAAAGCAATGCTTCGTAACACTAAAGGTCAGATAATTGTTCCCACAGGTGGTGGTAAAACAATGTGTATGATTGATGATGCTATGAATGAATTTAGTAGATCATACATGGGTCAGACCATTGTAGTTGTTGCACCTCGCATTTTACTTGCCAACCAATTATCATCAGAGTTTCTTGAGTTCATTGATAATGCAGAAGTATTGCACGTTCATAGTGGTGAGACACATCATTATTCAACTACACAGGCAAGCAGAATATCTGTATGGTCAGCAAAGAATTGTGCATTTAATCAGATAATCTTCACCACATATCATTCACTTCATAGAGTGCAAGAGAGTGGTATTCATGTAGATACAATATACTTTGATGAGTCACATAATGCAGTTCAAAAGAACTTCATTGAAGCAGTTGAGTATTTCTCAATATATGCTGAGAGATCATACTTCTTTACAGCAACACCAAAGCATAGTCTCACACCTTTGAAAGTTGGTATGAATGATACTGACATCTTTGGTAATGTAATATGTCAAGTACCTGCACCTAAGTTGGTTAAGCAAGGTTACATACTACCACCAAAGGTTGAAGTTTACAAGACCAGAATACTTGATAAAGATGAGTTGGTTGCAGACAGAGACAATGAGCAGATGATTGATGCCATTGACAACCTAGACAAGGACAAGGTGTTGATATGTGCCAAGTCAACAAAACAAATCGTTGCACTTGTATCACAGACTGACTTTGTAAAACAGTTGGCAGTTCGTGGTTACTCTTACATGTTCATCACATCTAAAACTGGTGCAGTTGTTGATGGAGAAAAGGTGGACAGAGAGACATTCTTTGATACACTTAATGAGTGGGGTAGAAACGACAAGAAGTTTGTTGTACTACATCACAGCATACTCTCAGAGGGCATCAATGTCAATGGTCTGGAAGCAGTCTTATTCATGAGGTCTATGGATTATATCGGTATCAGTCAAACGATTGGTCGTGTCATCCGTAAGGGCAATGCTGATAAAGTATTCGGACTTGTCTGCATCCCTGTCTATTCTAAGGTTGGTATCTCTACTGCTAAAAAGGTCGAAGCAGTTGTTGATGTGATA